CCCCTGTGCGGCGGAGTTGTTAGCCTCAAGATAATTTCTTCCTAATAATCTAGCTCCAATTCTCCAATTTTCAGCACTAGCAGGTTTTCTATATAAAGCAAAGTCAACAGGGAATCCACTTGTAAAGGCTTGATCCGCATTGCTATTACCCGCATCCATCTGGAAGCAATCGCTACCAAGTTTGGGCTTGCCAACGTAGCCATCGCTGCGGCGAATTGCTATGTAGACGTAGGTATTATCACTTTGATTTATAACACCATCATTCGTAACTAGTTTAAAACCAGTAGGAGTAAGTTTTAATAAATCCTTATTTGGATTTTCAGCCGCACTATCATTTGCCTCAAGGTACATATCTTCCCAGCCATCTATAATACCTCTCATACAATCCACCATTATCCAAGCTTCGGAGGCTGAACTTTTCTTTATCATCAACCACTGAGGTTCCCAACCTAAATAAATCTCTGGTATATTGCCTGTAGACGATCCATTTCCAACGTACGATCCCGTCTTAATTATCCCTTGATCCCCATTCTCTCCAAAAACAAAACCAGCGGGGTCATCGAAGGGGCTATCACTTGATGCTGCTGGACTGCCATTAGTCTGAATTGTCGCCCCAGAAGGTTTAACTGTTGAACCTGTTGTAGATGAGTTATTGCAGCATAAAAGCTTAGTATTAGTTACGTTAGCAAGTGGTTCAGTTGGTACTTTAAATGATGATGTATAAAGTCCTGTTCCTTTAATAATTCTTACATTGCTTATTTCGCCATTAAAATAGTCTCCAGCGGCTCTAGCACCTACCCAAAATTTAGCAGTTGGGTAATCATGGTTATCTGATACTGATCCAGCAAATGAACCATTTACAAATAATCTTGTTGTACCTGAATTTCGAGAAACAGCAACATGATACCACTGACCCTTATAAATTGGATGTTTATCAGCGTTCAGTTGATTTGTTCCATTTGAAATAAAAGTAAGAGCTTGATTTGGGTGATTACTGCTTAAATACAAACCTCCATTATGTCCACTACCAATACCATGACTTAGTATATAATTAGTACTATAACTGCCATCACTTTTAAAGTAAGCCTCCCAAGTAAAATCGCCTGTTCCATATCCAAAATCAGCGTCTGATGAAATTTCTAAATTAGCACTTGACCCATCGAAATCCACGCTACGGGCTGTGGCAGCGTCAGATTCTCCACCTGCGAATAGGTAGCAAACATAGCTACGTCCTGATTGATTAGTCTCTCCATGACCACCACCAGCAGTGAAATGAGTAGCAGTCGGAGCCGTATCACCAAAAACATTATCGTCTGATTCACTACTATTGCCATCAAGCATTAATCTGTAATGTGCAGCATTTACGCCATTATTTAATTGGCGGTGATAAACCATCCAACTACCAGCATCACTGGTACACTTGATCATGTAACAACCTGGAATCGACCCAAGATTATGTGCTATCTGTTGAGTACTACCTGATCCTGTGTAGGTAACAACATCAAAGAACCCCGGTGCCTTGCGGAATGACCATGAGGCGTAGTCATAATTGGTTGCATTTTGAAGACCCCATCCGTTACCTAAAGTAAAACCATTGTTATTAAATGAGTTAGATGTCCCCATATTAGCTTGTGCACTATTCGTATCGGAAGCAAGATATTTACCACCTCCATTTACTGTATCCTGCAACATATGACCAAGAGCAACATTACGACCTTTTATCCATAGCAAACCACCTTTGGTCATGTCTACGCCTGTATTTATAGCTGTCCCATTGGTGCTGTTTCCTGCATAGACATATGAGCTAAACACATCGTCTATAAAAACTTTCTTCTTTGAACCTGTCCCAAGCATTAATTGTTGAATTGGTGTCATAATTAATCTCCTTATTTAATAATTAGTAGGCACACATCAGGAAAGTCCAGCACCACTGATGTAGGCAACAGTAGACGATGTGAAAAATACAGTCGCCATGCCATATTGAGCTAAGGCTCTATTTCCTGTAGCTGCATCTGCTGTATTTCTAAGGCTTAAGCTATTAGTAGCTGTGATATTTAAAGTTGAAGAATCTCCATTAATAATAGTCACGGCATCTCCAGCCGAAAACCCAGCCGATCCACTTAACTCTACTGTTTGAGTCGTGCTTGTTGCATGAATCGCTTTACCAGCATCAGAAGTCGCAGCAGTATAAGTAGCATTAGACGACTGAGGATTAACAGGTATAGATCTTAAATTTCCTTTGTCGTCTTTAAAGAATTTTCCAGCAGCAACTTCAATATTTTCTGAACTTGTCCAAGAGTCTGTTGAGTCAATCCAGTTAAATGTTTTATCTGTAGCACCCTTAAGCGTAATACCACCTCCAGAGGCAGTCGTATCAGAAGGAGTTGAGACATCACCTAAAACAATATTTTTATCATCGACAGTTAAGGTCGTAGAATTTATCGTAGTAGTCGTTCCATTAACTGTGATGTTATTGAATATCGCCGTACCAGTAAATGTTGGAGAATCGAGATCAGCTTTGGTTGCTAATTGTGCTGCTGTTGGAATAGTAGAAACAGTAATATCTGTGTCTGTACCTGAGTTATCCCAGGTGATCGTATCCAGTTTAATTTTGCCGTAAGCCATGACTTAATGAATGAGAAGGACAGAGTTGTTTGGAATAGTGATAGTCACCGAGCTTCCAATAGCCACTGGCCCAACGGCCATAGCGTTTTTGTTTGAGGTGATGGTGTATGACTCGCTCACAGTTTGAGCATTTTCATACAGCCAATCGTTAATAGCCCCACCACCTGAAGCGGTGTTCGCATTAATCGATCCGCCCATGTAGGCGTGGTTCTGGCATTGGTAATGCAAGTAACCAGGGGTATCATCACTAATTGTTATTTGTGTATATGCACCTGTATTCCCTAGGGTTCCTGACGATGTAACTCCTGTTGTGTACGCACCACCTGCTTTATCTCGTTTCTTATAAAAAGCTATTGGGTGTCCACTATTACTTGAATCAGATTGATCAAATCTATAAGTATTTCCAGGTATTAACTCAAGATGAGGAGCTTCTATTCCTCCTATCGTGTAGCCATCAGTAGAACCATTACCTTGCTCTTTATGTGCAGCAGTCTTAGCAACAACCTTAACTACATAAGTTTCTTGAGTAGGAACATGTTTTCCATAAACTCCTAAATATCTATCCTCTGAATCATTTGCAAAATAAGAAAGATAATTCCAAGTTGTTCCTGAAGTTGTGTATTTTAGTCTGACTGTTAATCCAGCATCACCAGTAAACCCAGAAGGTAAAGATGCTAAAGGACTAAATGATTCAATACCTGTACTATCAGCAACTTCTATATAATCTCCATCGCTGGGACTGCTAGGTATAGAAGAAACATTTGTAATAGGAGAATAAAGAACAGCAGCAGCAACAGCGTTTTGAGCCGAGGTCGCCGTCGCACTAGCTGAGTTGGCAATTGCTTGGGCTGACTCTGCGGTTGTAACGGCATAACCAACACCTTTAGGATCTGTGGAAGCATTAGTGTTGTTCCCTGCCAATGTCCAACTTGTGCCACCATTTGATGTCGTCGCAACTAAACGATCAGAAGCAAGCTTGGCAGCATCAGCAGCGGTCTTCGCTGTGCTTGCTTTTGAAATAGCTGTTGTATAACCACCAGCACCATCCGATTCTCTTGAGTTATCTAAAGCTGTCGTTGCAGTTGCACTTGCATCATCGGCGGTTGTGACTGCATATTTAAGACCTTGTGGGTTGCTGCCAATACCATCTCCTTTTAGTTCAGTTCCATCATGGACATAAGTATCAACTGCATTCTTCGCTGTATTTGCTGTATTGATTCCATAAGCTAATCCTTGAGGATTTGAACCAACGCCATCACCTTTAACATTCGTTCCATCGTGGACATAAGTTTCTACTGTTGTCTTAGTAGAAGTAGCAGTATCAACCGCATACTTAACACCTTGAGGATTAGAACCAACTCCATCTCCTTTAAGGCTCGTACCGTCATGGACATAAGTATCAGTCGCTAACTTCGCTGCATCAGCAGCAGCTTTAGCATTGTCAGCAGTCGTAATTCCATAAGCAAGACCTTGAGGATTACTGCCAACTCCATCACCTTTTAAAGATGTTCCATCATGGACGTAAGTATCAGTAGCAAGCTTGGCAGCGTCGGCTGTGTTCTTCGCATTAGTAGCAGTTTGTGTCGCTGTGGTACTCGCAGTCGTAGCAGCAATAGATTTAGTTGCTCCTAATGCATTTAGATCTGCTTGCTCCTGAACAATATATAAGTTCTGCAAATCTGCATTATTCAACGCCTCCGAAGTTAAATTTGATCCATCACTCCAAGGAGACAACTGTGAATCCTTTGGTGTCTGCCTTTGAATCGTTAACTCTTCTCCAGACGCAAGACCAGTAGTAAGAGTTATTTGCGTTGCACTCGTAAATGTATAATCTGTTCCGTCGCTTAAAGTTGAAGTCTGGGTTTCTGCTAATAGATCTCTTCCCTTATAAACCTTGACATGAGACTTCAATAAATAATTAGAACTAAAGGGCAGAGGGAAAACAGTCTGCCCAGTATTCGTAACTTGCACATAGGTATCAGCCATCTTGCGGGACTCTTACGAGGACGTAGTCCTTATTGTAAGGCTTAATCGGAATTTGCAAAGAATCACTATTCATTAATTAGAACAACTCTTCTAAAACTTCTCTTTCTTCGTTTTCTTTCATCAAACTAATCTCCTTAAAAGTCTCAGCTCTTTGTTTCCATTTTATAGCTGCTGGCTCATTGCTTACTCTTAAGCTATTTGTAGCTAAATCTCTGTAATAGTGTTTGATTTTTTGCATCAATATATAAGGCATCTCTGCTTTTCTTTCTTTTTCACCTTTGTCCTGAACTTCAAAATAAGTAGTGGTTGCTTTGTTTTTCTGTAGATCTTCATAACGAGGATCACTCATTAGTGACCTAAATGCTTCTAAAGCAGTTTTACCATCACCTACCTTTTTACCATCTGGAATCAACTTTCTCTTGGCATCTTTTTCTGTATAGACAACATGCTCTTCCAAAATTGAATTATAAGGCAAACCATTTTCCTCGTTTTTAGCAATAATTAATTGACCATCATCAGTAACAACAGACTCCTCAATCTTAGGATTGATGTTCATTGTTCCTTTAATTAATTGATTAGCAGAATTAGAATCACCTTCTATCGTTCCATAAGTATGGTTATACAACTGTTGCAAATCATCACTCATTGGCACACCTTCTAAAGTCTTATTAACTAGTGGCCCTGGTGGATCTAATAAATCAAGTTTATTCAATTCAGCGTAAACTTTATCGTTTGGATGTTGCCTAGGAGTAAATCTATGTTCAACATATCTATTAAAATTTTCTCCCCAAGCTAATCTTATCTTTGTCCCTAACCAATCTCTTTCTTTAAACTTTCCACCAAAGAAAGCAGACCCAGGATATAACTTATACATAATTTCATTTCTTACAAACCTTTCTGCCTTCTCTACGACTCCAGGTTCAAAAATAGTTTCCTCTTCTTTCGACCATTCTCTTTCTCTATATATCTGACTTTGTTTGGCTCCTGATAACCTTTCTCCTTCTCTTATAGCTCCAGCAAAAGGTGACATACCCGCAGCCATGTATCCAAAATAATTACCTGGATTACTACGTTCAGGATTAAATGCTAATTCTAAAACTTGCCTAACATTTCCAACTGCCGTTTTCCTTGAAAGATCACCAACAAGAACTGTGAAAAGAGCATTTCCAAGATTAAGAAAGTCATTTTCAGAAACATTTGCATGTTGCCATGCATAGCGAGCATCTTCCAATAAAAAGATTGAACTAATAACAGGAAGACCACCAACCATAGGTATCCCCGCAATTGAATTAGGTCTTTGTCCTTTTGCTTTTAATTCAGCAAGCCATTCTTGTCTTTCCCTCCACATATAGTCTGGAGGCCCATTGCCAACAATATTGTCAGTAGCACTTAAACTAATCCATGCCATCCAAACCGTACTAGCCATCATAAAATCAGCATTAGCTCTTCGTCTTTGAGCGTCAGACATTCGATCCCAGTTCAATCTATTCATTACATAAGGAATACCTGTCCATGAATAATCCATGCTTGTTCCCATGAAAGGAGCTTGCATGTAAGGGAACATTTGATCTATTACTGGATTTCTTTTTAACCCCATTCCAGCTTCATAAATAACTTTGCTTACTTTGTTTTCAGGCTTATTTTGAAAACGTAATTCATCAGAAAACTTTGCTGCTGCTCTAGCTTCAGGTTCACTTAAAACTGGGGCTCCATAAGTTTTAGCAATCATGTCTTCTCTTATGTAATCTGCTATATCAGCGTCACTTGCAAGCTCAGGATCGAAAGATTTTAAACGTCTATAATCCTTAATCATTTCCTCTGTAACTTGATGGCTATAAAATTGAGCTTCCATTCTTTCTGCTACATATTTGTCTATCTTTACTGGATCTAAATCTCCATTAATATCTGTCAAACCTAATTGAACTCCATTCCTTCTTGCATCCATCAAGATGTCAAATCTTACCGAATAATTGTGATAGAAAAAGCCTGAAACATTATCAACAGATTGAAGTAATTGAAGACCAGGACTTAACCAAAAATTATCATTACTCATCTCATACATTCTTAATTTTATCCAAGCACCCATTTTCCGCATAGGTATTCTTGGATTTAACAAAGCTCTTCTTTTTTCTCCTGGTGTTTTAGGACTATCATGCAACATTACTTTTAACTCTTGTAGCCTTTGTTGATCTGTCTTGAAATATTTTCCGTAACTATCAATATTACCTGCGTAATGTAATGATCTATTCCTAAAAGCATCCATAAATACTTCTTTTCCTGAAGCTCTAAAAGCTGATAAAGCTTTACCTAATCCGTCAAAATGACTTTGTAAAACATAAACATATTCATCTTTACGATTCATTAATGGTGTTCCATAAGGAACATAAAGCATATTTTCATACATCTTTCTAGTTGGCCCTGCTATCGCTAAAATTGCATTGCTTCCTATGTTTAATCCTTGTGTTCTTAAATTAAATAATTGCTGATCTTTAAAATGTAAATTAGTTAAACGTGCTAATTCATCATGGTAAGTATTAGGATCATAAATTTTAAATACATCAAAACCTTGTATTCTTAAATTAGAAAGAGTTAGTTCTAATTGTTGCATTGCTGCCTTTCTATTTGATTTAAACAAATCAGCAGCTTCCATTATCTTTGCAATAGGAGAACCTTCTAAAAAGTCCTCTGGCTCCATCTCTCTTGCAGCTTGAACTGTAGGAATATTATTTAAATTTATTGGCCCTTCAGAAACTCCTTTCATAACTAAATCTAAATCCATATCTTCAAACCCTGGGCCTTGCATTGCCTTACCCATCTTTGACCAAGTATTCCTTACAAAGTCATAAGATCTTTCTGTCATCAAAGCGATCTTATATGTATCAATTGTTCTATCTAATAAATCGGCTGGGAGTTCTGTAGGAACATTTGTTCGCTGCATAAAATCCATTATTTCCTCTGCATTTTCTATAAATACTTTTCTACCTATTTGATAAGTTCCTCTAAGTCTCAAAGTGTTATCTACTAAACCGTTAAAAGGCATAGAATTTCTTTCAATAAATCTCATCACTCCGTCTTTACTTATATCTCCCTGAAGCGTTTCTGATATTTCTTGAGCTGCATTATTTACGTTGTAATTTAAAAACGTAAAATCTTGAGGACGCACTCTTCTTCCAGCCTGCAATAATGCTTGAGAATATGAACCCCATTTTTCAATAATTTCCTTTGGCTGTGTTCTTGCCATTTGTAGGAAATTATTAGGTTGATTCTTTGGAATATTTACTTCTGCACTACCTGGATCGTCTACAGCCTTTTTAAAATCAGGATCATTTTGAATATTTTTTAAATCATCTTTAAATTTGCCAGTTAAATCTTTTGCTAACTCATCATCATCAGGAAACTTTGATGCTGATATATTTCTCAGCCGAGTTAAGTCAGCATCATTTTCAGATCTCTCTTTAATAAGGCGTTGACGCTCTTGGAATAAATCATCACATTTAGACATTAGTTACAACCTCCTTGATTGAATTTAGTGTTGTTTGAAGAAAATAAATTGTCGTATTGCAATTTCTTTGCTTCTAAATATTCAAGAGCCCTAAAAGTTAAGTCTGGAACTTCTAAATGAGTGCGAGCATCTATATGTCGAATGTAGTTATCGTAATTAATTTTTTGACTTTTGAGTTTTTCTTTTGCAAATTTACCTTGTGCCGCCATCTCAAATACATCAACCCAATCTGGTTGACGACCTAATACTCTTGTTACTTCTCTAGCTACATTTTGTAAATACAATTTAGTTCTTTCAAACGCTTGTCTTATTGGAGATCCTTTCGTTAATTTAATATCCCTATTTGTAAACCAAATACCGAAAGCTTCTGCCTGTATTTCCATTGCATCCATATCTTCAGAAAAAGTACCTCCTCCTTTTTTAATAATTTGCGTCATCTCCTCTATTGCTTCTTTTGTTGATATTGCTTTTTGTAGCTTTGTTCTGTTTAAAATGTCCAATATATCTTGAACAGCGTGAAATGCTTCGTGTGCAGCAGTTGTTAAAAAAGGTCGCCCAGGCTTGCCAAGGGTTTTTAACCCGCGTCGGTAACGACGGTTTATGGCTGGATGAAAAGCCAAATAAATTGACATATCTTGAACTTCGGCAAAACCAGCGGGAACCCAGAGTCCCCCTGTATCAGCATTCTTCGCCTGTAAATATTTCCGAACAAGATTAGTATCCTCATATTCCTTCATAAAAGCAGCAGTCTTAGGTTCCCATTTAGCAATAGTCTGAATATTTGCATCAGTACCAAATAGCTCTGACATATTTATTTCATCAACATATTTAAGGTTTTCTATTGGCACTCCTGACATTCTTGCTGCCTTTCTCATTGCATCTCTAGCTTCAAGTGCAATTTTGTTTGATTGCCTTAATCTTCCAGTAAGTGTGTTATTTATCCATCTACCGTAATCTTCTAATTGAACTATTTGCCTAGCTTCTTTATTTACAATTGCATCGTAAGCTTTTAGCCTTTCCTCTCCTAAGTCATAACCTGGAGTATCGCCTCCAGCTCCAGAATCAATACTTGCTCTTGGTTGTCTGCTTGATTGAAACTTTTGATCTAATACTGTTAATTCAAGACCAGCGGTATTATCTGGCGAAGCACTTGCACTTCCTGTTTCTGCCTTTACACCTCTCTTAACTTCAGCATGAACTTTAGTTCCATGAGCTTTTATTTCTGCTGGGTTATATCCTTGTTTTTTTAACAACCTAACAATGTCATCTTCTCGTTTTGATTTCTTTTTATTGTCTCGAATAATATAAGCAATTTGATCTAATTCATTATCAAATTCTAATGTTGCTCCTCCATATCTAGGCTTCATCCTTTTTAAATCATTTGGTAATTCAAAAGCCTTTGATTTTGGTTTTTCAATTTTTTTAGGTAATAAATCTCCTTTTTTCTTCTTCTCTTCATAAGTTAGATTTTCATATCCAGTTGCTTTTCTTTCAGCAATTAATTCATCTGCTTTCCTTGCTGCATCAATCTTTCCATGCTGTTCTATTAATCGCATTTCATCATCAATTAGCTGTAGAGAATTTTCATTTAATTCTCCATTAGCTAAATCTTCAAATCCTTTGTCTACATCTAATTCTGTAACCTTTGGTGTTTGAGGCAATGTTGTAGAAGGAGGTCTTGCTTCTCCCTTTTCAATTGCATTTTTTGTGATCTTATTAATTAGTTCTTCTCTATCTTTTCTTGCTTGAACTAACAACCATTTTGCTGGTGGAATTTGTTCGTCAATATTTAAACGTCTACCTGAAATACTTGTAGTCACTCTTGCGAAATCTCTTAAACCTCTTTGCACACCTTCTTCAACTGAAACTCTTGCAAGGTTTAATAATTTTAAAACATCTTCTACTGTTTGAAGACCACCTTCAAACTTAGCTTCAGACGCTTTATTAAAAGCATTTAAAAGTCTTTGAGCAGCAAGAGCATCTTCAGCATTTCTAACAATATCCATATTCTTAGCCACCTTTACCGCTTCTTGATATGGATCTCTTTGAGGAACAATTGTTTCCTTATCTTTAACTTCTATATCTTTTAAAGCGTCCTCAATATCCAAACGATCAATAGGTTCTTTGCCAACTTCTTTACCTGTAAGCTTTTTAATTCGTTTAACTAACTTTGGATTATTACCTAATAATCTATTGATACTCTCTTTTGTTTCATCTCCTAAAATATCTGAGAAATTTTGATCATCTACTTCTTCTTTTGGTCGTAATTCAAATTTCTCTGTTGATGGTATTTCACCTTCATCAACTGTTCTAGTTGTAACTTCATCAACAACCTTAATTACATCTTCACCAGCTTCTTGTCTTTCTAATATTTCTTGTGCTTCAACCTTACTTACATTTCCTTTTAATGTTTCTTCTAATGCATCTGATTCAATTTGATTTTGTGGAATTCCAACTTTTGCTTTTAATTTAGCTTCTGCTGATTGAGCCGTTTCTTTAAATAAATCTCCTTGTGTATATTTTCCTTTTTCTTCTCTAATAAGACCTCTATTAACTTGATTAGTTCTTACTTCCTCTCTACGTTTCAAATATGTATTAGAACGTAAAGATCTTAACCTTTCAGTAAATATATCTTGTACAAATTGTTTTTGCTTTCCTAAACGTGCTGCAATCTCATCATTACTTAGAGCTTCTTTCTGTAACGCATTTCCAATTCTTTTTGGAAGTGATTTAACTAATTTTGGATTTAAAATAGCGGCAAATAAACCACCTAATATTCCAGCTCCAATGTAATTAGGAATAAATGAAGCTTGAGCTTGTTCCCATTCAGTAAGACCAGGAGCAGTTGATCCAAAGAAATTATCTGAATTATCGTCAAAAAATGTACTTGGTAATTCGTCAACAGCATTAGCAGCAAGAAAACGAACTATTCCACTTCTTAAGCTTTGTGCTTTTGTAAAATCTAAAAATCTTGCTCCCTTAGCCAAGAAAGCAAAACGACTTGCATTAAGAGCTGTACTCCCAGCAACAGCACCACCTATCCCTCCTGTTCCTATAGCCAATAAACCATTTAGGACAAGACTTGATCTAAACCTTGCTCCATCAAGTTCTGATTGCGTCCATTCAGCAGGGTCTTTAAATCCTCCTTGTATATATGTCATCCGTTGCAAATCATCTAACCAACCAAAGCCTTTATCTACATAGTTTCCTTTCCCTATGCCAAGAATATTTTTAGCAGCAGTATTAAACATATCTGTGCCGCCTAACCAAACAGTATTAGCTAAATAATCAGGAAGAACTGCATGAGTCGTTAAAAAACCAAGGCGATTTGCTGCTTCTTGCGGAGTATCCCAATTCTTACTTTCTCTAGTTAGTAACTCAGTAAATGGAAGTTCTTGCTGCAATTTATATGAAACAAGTTCTTTCTTTGTAGTTGCTTGTATAAAAGCCGAGCCAAGAGCTTTATCCCACCAAGGTCTTTCATCTACTTTTTCTTCTTCTTTCTCAACTTCAACATCACCACCTCGATCTAAAACTGGTGCAGTTCTTTCACCTGGATCACCAGTTTGTCTATCTAAATTGACAGGCTCGACAACAGGTTCAATAACCTCTGGAACATTTTCAACAACAGGCTCAATAAGCTCGTCTTTTTCTTCTTCGATAAATGGTGTAGATGTCATTGTTTAAGCCTCCAAGGTAAGAGCTGAAGTTCCGTTTAAGATGTTGTCGAATACACGACTAGCATTTGCCAATGCTCCAGTTGTAGGAGCCCCGATAAATGAACCTTCTATAAATCCCTTTGCTTGATTTCCGTCTCTTAAAATCTCTTCTCTTTCTTCGTCATTTGGAACCCAATCAGTTTCAAATTTATGTAAATCTACATTTTTTAACATCAATTCTTCTGGACTTATATTTTGCCTTGCAGCAGCTTGTCTAAGACGTATTGGTAAATATCCATTTTTATCAGCGTAAGTTTTATATATACTTTCAGTAGTTTCTTTGTCATATAAAGGTATTGATTCCCATGTCTCCATTCGCTCTGGAGTAATAACATTATTTGTTTTAAAAAATGTTGTTTCAGGAGGCCAATCATAAACTTGCGTTGCATTATCACTTTTATCTAATAACTTCTCTGAATCTTTTGTATCTGCTTTAAATTCATCTGATTGTTTATATTTTTCTATTGCATCAAGCATTACTTTTCTTTGTATATTAATATCTAATTCAGCGTTATCTGGTAATTTTTCATCTCTAACTGCATTTCTTAAAGCATCTAACGTGATCGCCTCTAATTTGCTTCCTACTATTGCAGCTCCTTCTTTCTGTAAAATATTTTGATTACTTAAAATAGATTTATAATCATATTTTTTGTCTTTTCTAAATGGTGCTGTTTTTAAAGAAGGATACTTATCTTCTAATATTGAAAGTAAAGAATTTTTAATAATATCATTCCTCATACTTGGATCAAAACTTTTTTCAATCGCCTTTTGTTTTCTATCAACTAATTTATAATATTCAGTAGCAAATTCACCTTGAGCTTTAGGGTTGGATTCTAATGTCTTAAATATTTCCCTGAATCTTGCATTGCTTTCAGTAGCATTCCAATCTGATCCAATTAAATTTTGTTCATTACTTATAAAAGCATCTAATTTATCTTGATCAACAAATCTTTCTCTTGTTTCATCAAAGGCAGTTTCATAACCTTGAACTATTTCATTTTTTGTTGCAATGTCTAATTCTTGAAAATCTGGATCAGTCAATAAGTCTTGTTCAGCTTTTCTTCTTGTCTCAAAATTTGAATCAGTTAATAATTTTCCATATTTTACTTGAGCATTTATCTTTAAATTTAATTGTTGATTCTTATATCTATCTCTAACAATTCTATCTACTCTATCAGTATCTATGTATAACTGATCTCCATATACATCATCAATTGTTTGAGGTAATCCGTTCTTCCCTGTATATGGAGTAGGTAAACCTAATAATATATTATATAATTTTTCTGCGTTTCTTCTTTGAGCAAAAGAACCTTTTACTTGTTGATATTTAAGATCTTTGCCAACATCTAATATTGACTTTTCTAATATTTTTAAAGTTTCACCATTAACACCAGAATAATCTTTAACTGTTTTCATTAACTCTATAAATTTTCCTTGTGCTTCAACTGGATTCTTGCTTGTTTCTAATAAATTTAAAAGACCATTTGTTGTTTGTTTTTGTTTAATTATCTTATTATTTTTTACATAAGCTTTGTATTGCTTGTTCTGAAATTTTTCTTTTTCTTTGTTAATTACAGGTATTACTTCTTCCATAAAACCTGTACTTGTTTCATCTAATCCATAGATACCCGCTATATCTGTAATCGTTTTTGCAGTAACTTTCGCAACTAATGGATCACCTGGGTCACGAAGAGATAATAATCCTGAATTATCATTCCAAGCTTTATCAAATGCTGCTGGTACTAATTGAGCTGTAATCTTACTAGCTTGTCTTATTGCCCCTGCTCTTCTATATGGATTCATCTCATCCATTTCTAAAGCAGCTAATGGATTAATTCTTTCTAATTCTCTATTCTTTGTTGCATAATCTTTAGCACTATTATCTGTTGCTTGATTATTATTTTTTATAGCTTCTAAAACTAATTGTTGTCCTTTTTGATATTCATTACTTCCATATAATTTCAATCCAGTATCTACAACAGGTACTAATTGTTTTACTACTTGAGATAATTGTTCAAGACTATTATATCCCTGAACATTAGCAACATTACCTCGTTGTATAACATTAATTCGACTTATATCACCCATTAACTGAGGCTTTGCTGGAGCTGGAGCAAAATTAGCCTTAGAACCAAAAAAGGTTTTTATTGGTTTTGCAGCAGGGATAATTTGCCCTGGTTGTAATTGATTTTTAGTCATCCGTTTGCAATTGATTTAAGACCTGTGTAGGTGTTGAACCCAGTTCCAACGGCTCCGATTGCAGAACTTAAAAATGCCGTGGTAGCACTTGGAGCCCCACCTACCATTGATGGAGGTACAGCTCCAACCAATGTTGGTAATGGTGGATAAGGACGCAGAGGATCTTGAAACTCTTGCATTTGATATTGTTTTTGTGAATTAAATTGAGCTAAATATTGATTTACAACTCCCGCTTGTTCTCTTGATAATTGTTGATCTCTAAATAACCTATTAATTTCAAGTATTGTTGATTGATTACCTACTTGATTTGCATAATCGTTTTGTATTCTATCTACCATTCCAACACCACCAGCAACAGCACTAGCAGCACCCCTTAAACCTTGAAGCTTGTAATGATAAAGAGACATTGCATCAGACATTGCTTGCTGTGCATTTGCCGCATTTAAAGCATCACTTTGTTGAATATATTCTGCCCCTGCTTGAATCCTTGTTTGCGTAACTACGTCAGCTTGCTCAATAGCTTTTGCTAACTCCCAATTTCTTAAATTGGCTACATAATTATTTTCTTGTGCCCAATTAACCTGATCTTTAAAATATTGAAATTTATTATTTACATTGGCTTGTTTTGCTTGAAATGATGCTGACCAAGAAGAATATTCATCTTGTGCAGCTTTATAAGCAACCTGATTTGCATAATTTTGTCTTTGAGCCCCATAATTCAACATTCCACCAAGGAATTGAAGCCCTCCTGTAATTAATGCTCCTGTTACTGGGGCAACCATTTATGCTTTCCTCCAAAAATGACAGAACATTTGATCTGCAACCCCGTAAGGTTTTGGCTCCTCAATATTAAAGCCCAAATGTTTTAACCATCTTATAGACAATTTATTTTCTGAGTAAACATAATTTTCAATCATACCGCCAGCCGTATCAAGACAATACTCTACCCATTCTCGCCCATGAAGACATAATTGCCATCTATGATTCTTTGTTGCCGTTAATTTATCAGTTCCTAGCAACCAAATGTAATTACCCACCAACCCCGTAATACCAACTGGATCTCCATCATCTCCTTCAATTGCTTGGATTACATTGCTGTTTATGTAACTTTCTATACAGGCTTCTACAGGAGATAAACCATGACTTAAGCGAACCTCAGTCTTATCTTGTTCTCTTAAATTTTCTCCTATGACGTACATATCGCCAGGCTCCGCTTTTATCCACCTCATCTAATTGCCGCCGCCTTTCCAGTTACTAATGCAACCCACTCACAAGTAGAAAACTTACAAGGGTGAGGAGTATCATTTTGAATCTCCACCATGCACCTCTCACCTCTACTCATAATTGGAATATTGAATACTCCTTCAAAAAATCTTTCATCATCTTGTGTCCACCCATTAGGTAAAGCACTTCCTAATGCTGAGTTCCTAGAACCTAAAACTGTTCCATCAAACTTATAAATTCCTGTGTCTCTTCCCTCTGGAATGACATGGACTTCAAAATAATGTGATTCGTGATAACGAAGTTTTGCGTGTCTTACCTGTGTTCTTTCTACATTTGCTGCTGCTTTACCTCCTCCTATTTCCTTATAAAGTTTAAAACGAGTAAAACGGTATCTAAAGGTATAAGACTCTCCAAAATAAACCGGAGAACTACTCCAATCACCATCAGCAACAATTGTCGTTCCAGACGTTGCCGAACCGAGATATACACCACCGTTTCCTGTTGTGCTAAATCCACTCCACGCTTCTGTTCTTGCCGCGATTGTGTAAGGCAATGTCCAAGTCGTCTTCTTTGTAACTGCGTCATAACTAACTATTGAAACTCTCATTGAGGACGGAGTTTCAGTAGTAGTTGAGATACGCCGATCCAATAGAAGAGGATATGGAGAGCCAATTTGAGGCTCTTGCATTCGATCCATGACCGAAATCTTTTCTAAATAAACCTTCGTTCCATATCTCATTAAGCAATAAAGCGTTTCTCTTATTGCAAGTACCTGAAGGACTTCATCGGCTCCTGAAAAATCCCAGTGACTCCAACTAGACTGAGCCCTTTCTGTTCCATCCCCTGTATTACGGAAGAAAAATTTATAAACATAAATACGACTTTGATGACCAGCTTTACCACTTATTCCAAACATCACATTGCTTGTATCATTTACAGTCAGCTTGAACATCTGACTTGGGATATAGGCCGATACATAACCTGTTAAATCTGCTGCATCTGCTGTCAAAGCAGTACCAGCTCCACGAACACTAAATTCTCTGAACTGCGACCAATCTCCATTAGATTGTGCAAAGATAATGCCCCCACCCGCTAGTTGTGGCCTGACATTCGTATCAACTTCAAATTGAGTTAGAACTGTAATTTGTGCAGTCTTAGGAGTTAATATTGTTTCCGCAGCGTTAAATCTAAATTGATATTGCGAACTAAATAATATTAATTCATCTTGATAAGGTACAGCATATTTAAGAATAGAAACTCTGTTATTACTTGCTACGACATCAATCGGGTCAGTGTCTAAAATTGTTGTAACTGTTTCAGGGAAAAATTCAAAGAACGAACGAACACGACTCAATATGACATTCTCATCAGACAAGAATCCAAGTCTGTTCTTATAAATAAAAATATCGTTAATAGGAAAACCAATAAAACTTGGATCTGGAGCTGTGTTGTAATCACCCGCTATTCGATTGCCCCACTTGGGCATCTCTGTCCCTGATTGAGTACTTGCATCAGCAGGCCCAAAATAAAACTGACCATTCGATAATCTCACCAAAACGTGAGGCATTGTGTCTTCATCGACCTCGTATTCAACACCTGGGCTAACTGTTTCCGTCCAAGCACCTTCTCCAAAAGTTCCACTCTTAGGTTTGAACTCAACGTAATAACCATCAAAATCATTCCCTGGATCACCAATAATTGAGATCTGATAGCCCTGCGGGGCAATTGTTGGAAGCTCTGTAAATGCTTGAACTTCATGCAAGAAAATTGCAATATCTTGATTAGCTTTTGCGTCTGTAGCGGTCAATGTAATTGCACTTGAAGAAGTTAAATGCAAAACAGAACCACTTCTAGTAATCGTTACTCCACTTGCACTAATTCCATTTTTTAAATTTTCAGCTATATCTTCAGAACTAATTCTATTTTCTGTAACCGAACCACCACTAGAGATAACAGCCGCAACAGGAGTTGAAACTTCTACAGAACTACCATTAACTGTCAATTTGTATTTATTCCCGTATGAAGCTCCTTTGACCCATACCAAAGCTTCATGTGCAGAAGGTCTTGCCGTAGCTGGAGCTGTAGCAGCTTTCATTGCTGGAACCTTCTTTGTATTTGTTATGAAGGTGTAATCAGCAATCGTTACAGCTCTTATATGCTGCCTTGCATCAGTAACAGTTGATAAATAACTAACTCCACTTGGCTTATTAACTGTTTTGGCAACTCCATTAAGGTCGTAAACCTTTACGTCGTTGTTGCTTATTACTGCAAGATATTCTTCAGTATTATCCCTAAGAATACTATGGATGAAACAGTCTCCAAAACTGGTGCTAGAGACTTCTGCCAAGACTTCGCTGGAATCTCTTTTTCGTAAACCTTCGACGATGGATGACATTCCATTGATTTGTATCTCTCCTTGGGATGGATCTCTTTGAGCGTCAGGCTGTTGTGAAATACCTTGAGATAGGTTTGGTATTGAATAGGAACGTAAAGCCATTAGAGTCTGATTCCAGTAGTTATACGGCGAGTGCTAAGACCCGAAGCAGGGGCATAAGTTGGGAACGGCAAATGATTCCTTCCACCTGTTAATAAATTTGCTTGCTCCTGTTCTTGCTCCATTCGCTCTAAAACAACCTGAGCTGCTTTCTCGTCTTCTTGCGTATATCTAAACGAAGCACTATCTCCTAAAACTCTTTGGGCAAACACTCTCGCTGATCGAATTGTTATCCAACGATTAAATGCTTCAGGGCATTCATCCCATGCCATTCCAAAAATTACATCACATAAAACTTCAGTAACCGTTGTCTCTAAAACATAAGTTCGATATTCCGTGTCATATAACCTTGTGCCTCGATGTTGATAACGACCTGCATAAAGATATGGATCTAGCGAAAGCTTTAAAACATTTGTCGGAATTTTTACTTCTCCATTTGTATCTTTTGAAAACGGAAAATCTCTTTCTGTGTTCCAGCTCCAACCTTTAATTTGACCTTCTTTATGAAATTCAAGAAGTGTTCTTTCAGCAATCCTCGCATCTGTGATTTGCTGATTTTCTAAAGTGTTAACAGGTTGCTCACCAATATTCTCTAGCAAGATATTTACTGCATCCAGCAAGCCAGTTTTACCTGGAGTAACCGACTGATTTGCTAATCCCATTTCTCATCTACAAGGGCGTTGCATACATTGTATTAGTAAGCAAAAAAAAGAGCCAGCTTTCGCTGGCCCCTGCTTTGCAATCTCTCTTATTTAGATTACTAAGGAATAACAACTTTACAAGCTGACTCAGCTCGTAAAACTCCCATACCTAAAGCTTGTCTTGCAACCATAAGATCTGCTTGGTGAACAACTCTCCACTCTTCACCCGTCAATTGCAGGGCCGGTGAGAGAAGGCTCACCACTCCAACAGCCTCTTTATTGAAGATGAGCCCCTTACACTTACTCAAATCTTGCTGGTAATCAGCGTTATGATCACCCGCTACAAGCGTGTAAGCACTCTGAGTTAC